CTACCCCTAATAGGTAAAAGAGGAAAAATGAATAATATAAAAAAAGAAAAAAGTTTAACTGTATCTTGCTATTCGTATACAGTCTCTATGGATGTACAAGTTTTTGCAGAAAATGAAGAGCAAGCAACAGCTACTTTAAATTCAAGTGGTGGATATGTAAGTAGGAGAGATATTATTTTAAAAAATACTATTCCTATACCCGATAAGAACTAGTTTATACATGAGTTACGATGGAAGAGAAGTTCGCCCTTGGGATTTTCTAAACCCGAATACAGAATACGCTCCTAAAGATGTTCAAGATTTTAGATACGAGATATGTAAATCTTGTACATTATTTAATACAGTTATGAAAACATGTACAGCATGTGGTTGCTTTATGCAGCTTAAAACAAAACTCGCACATGCATCATGTCCTATAGAAAAATGGGGAGTGCATGAAAATAATTTAGGGGATAACCAGCAATGAGAGTAGCAATTTATACAATCGCTTTAAATGAGCGTCAATTTGTTGATAAGTGGTTTGAAGCAGCAAAAGACGCTGACTACCTTCTTATTGCAGATACTGGATCTACTGACGGTACCATTGAACGCGCTCGCGAGCTAGGTATTAATGTTGTAGATGTCCGTGTTGCCCCTTGGCGTTTTGACGATTCTCGAAATGCTGCAATGGCTGCACTTCCAGTAGATATTGATATGTGTATATCACTTGATATGGATGAAGTAATAACTCCTAATTGGAGAAAGCCATTAGAGGATATGTGGAACCGTGGGGTTACTCGCCCAAGGTATAAGCATATTTGGTCTTTTAATGAAGACGGAACTCCAGGATTAGAGTTTAGTTATGATCATATCCATGCAAGAAAAGGCTACAGATGGCGCCACCCAGTTCACGAGTGTCTATACAGTTATGGTATTGAAGAAAAGCAAGAGTGGACCTCTGGCCTTGAAACACACCACCACCCAGACTCAGGGAAGAGTCGCTCGCAGTACCTACCCTTACTTGCACTTTCTGTAAAAGAAGACCCGTGGAATGATCGTAATGCTTTTTATTACGGCCGCGAGCTTTATTTTTATGGTAAAAATGAAGAAGCAGCTAGAGAACTTAAGCGTCATTTAGATCTTCCAACAGCACATTGGGCACCAGAGCGTGCAGCTTCAATGCGTTTTATTGGAAAGTCACTACCTGAAGAGGCAGAGACTTGGTTTCGTAAAGCAATCGAGACAGCACCTGGGCGCCGTGAGCCTTGGGTAGATCTTGCAAGAATGTATTACGAGCGTGCAGATTGGAATAACTCTTTCGAGTGCGCCAAACAAGCTTTAGCAATTACAGTTAAACCACTTGAGTATCTCTGTGAGGCTGATGCTTGGGGGTCTGCGCCAAATGACTATGCTGCTATTGCATCTTGGAATCTTGGCTTATATCTAGAAGCCTATGAGCATGCTAAAAATGCTGTAGAGATCGAGTCAAGCAATGAAAGACTGCAAGCTAATCTAGATCTTTGCAAAGCATCTGCAAATCTTTAAACTTATTTAGCACCCTTTTTTTGCTTACTTTTTTTACCTAGTTTGTAAGCCTCAACCGCGTTGGCACTAGTTCTACTTCTCCACGCAAAGCCACACTCTGTACAGGTAACAACCTTTGCAGTAGTCCATCGACCACCGTTAGGTAGTTGTTCAATAGATGTCTCTAGCTTTGCTGGACGAGCTGTGCAGTAAGGACAGTTTGGGAATCTTCTGCGTCTAGTCTCTTCTCCGTTATAAGACACGGATAAAGCTCTACGAATATCTACCTCATCTTTTCCGCCCCAAATACCCCAGATCTGTCTGTGCTCTAGAGCCCACTGGAGGCATTGGGAGCGTACAGGACAGGTAAAGCACATATTCTTTGCTGCATATTTTTCATCAAAATCTTTAGAAAAAAACCAATCTACCGCATGCTTATTTTTAGGATCAGCGCAGGTGGCAGTTTCTTGCCAATTTAAGTTTTCTGAAGCTTTCCACATACTACTATATTAGAGTATAAAGTATAAAAGTATCTTTTGATATGCAGTATATTAATTATATCTCTATCCAAGTAGTTGGACGAACTAGGGTAACAAACTCTCCGTACTCAGTCTCTCCAAGACTATCGCAAGCAGAATGTTCGCTGTCATCTTCAAGAACTCCAGACCATCCTTGGTAGGGAAAACAATGCTCTATCAAACGAAAACCATCTCCAAGGGAGATAGCAACCCCATCTCTTTGCAGAGCTGAAGCTAGAGCTCTTCTGATTAAATCATTCTCTAAATCTATATGATCAAAGGTGTAATAGATTACAGAGCAATCCACCTTTGTGTCATAAGAATGTCCTTGCCATTCTTCCCATAGAAAGTCTCCGGGCCTATCGTCTTTCATATATCTCCTAGCTAAGATCTTCTTCAGGGTTAATGTTTAGTTCAAAATTTGGTATTGCTTGCTCCCCAAAATATACTTCACTTGTAAGTTTCATTTCATATATTCCAGCGATAGTCACTACTCCACACATAGAACAGACTTCTACCGTTCCATTATTAATCTTTTGTGGGACTTCTACGCCCTTAAGACGCATGAGGATTCTTCCATTTATATCCATGCTCTCTGGTTCCCATTTAGCATGATTACTCATCCAGCAAGATTCGCAGACAGGAAAAGGACTTATGACAGGTTCTGCAGCCATGAGTCCTACTTCCTATGAGTTAGGGTTATAGTCTACAGTCAAGAAGAAGTAAAGATATTTTTAATTACTTAGACTCTTGCTCTAGCTTTCCTACCTCATACCCACAACCTGCATAGCCAGCAATATCAATCCATGTGTCTGGTTGAAACCCTGCGCCGTGAGCAAAACGAGCCATCTTCAATCCGATCATCATCATAGCAACCTGCTCATTTGAGATATCGATACCCAAGATAACTGACCAAAGTTTAGCTGTCCTTGTAAAATTTTCTTCAGGGCCACCATAACTGGTATTTCTATCTTGCGTCGTGATTCGAGCAGCCTCTCTTAGAGCCTCTACTCGATATGGTGTATCGGTTACTTGCTTTATGTATTCATTAGAGTCAGACATTTTTTATCCTTGCATTTACTTTACCTATGTAATAGCCATCTTTTTTAGGGTCATCAACAACATCAATCTCATAGCTCACATGATGTGTCAGTTCTTCCACTGGTATATCTAGGAAATCAGAGATTTTTTCATTTGCGTGTTCAATAAGGGTAAGGTAATACATACCTGAGACTTCAAAGGTTAAATTACCAATTCTCATTAGGACATTCGCTTCTCTAGTTGTTGAGGTGTGTAATGAAAACCTTCTATTACAGGTTCTTTTCCATCAGTAGTTTTTACAATAATATCTCCGTAGCGGATAGACACAATCTTTCCACGACGACCATTATGTAACTTACCTAGGTCACCATCAAAGGCATTCCACTTAACTCGTACTTCATCAGCGATAACCAGCTGACCAGATTGAGCTTGAACCCAGAATTCATTCTTGTTCTCTTTAATAAGAACATGACCCAAAGAAAGCTTGCTAAATAATTCAACAATCACACTAAGGTTCTTTTCATTCTTAACTGGATCTGGGTCTGTGTTTTTTAGTTCTTCCCACTTTTCAAGCAGGGCAATCACATGATCACCAACAACTCGCTTTGTGCGATTCTCAGTTAATTGTTCTTTGACCCACTGCATATCTACTTTAGCCATCGCGCTATCCTTTCGTATAGTTTTGCCTAGACTAACAACAACGGGCTCTGGTTGTCCAGTGCCTTGGTTGTTTTTTCCAAAGAGTCCGCATATGAAGGTACAGCCTCTCTGTAAAAATCTTTCTGACTTTGAGCCATACCCAGTCTTTCCATCGGGCTCATTTCCTCTATCGTCGAAGGTAAATACGCCCATTCCACTCCTAGCTCCGCCGTGTGGCGCCACTCAGTTACGACAGGAACACCTGCCATTAACGATTGAGAAATTGCTACTGACCACCAAGGATCTCCCCCTTGGTATGTGCTGATCAAAGTTCCAACAGAGCTTTTCATATTCTCTATGACACCTAGATTAGTGCTGTAGTTACTATACCTTGTTGCGTGTATAGGAAGAGTTAAACCTTTGGCAATCTTCTTTGTCCACGCTGACCTAGGACTATCTGCACACCAAAAGCTTTTAAAGACAGGTGTTGTTCTATCTTCAGAGTCATCGATAAGGACTCTATCAAAGCAAAGAGGAACTATGCTCTCTTCTAGTAAGTTAGGTACGGCTTTTGTTATAAAAGACTTTGAGAACCAAGGCATGCTTGGCACATATGTTTGTTCCCACGGATCATTTTGTAGATGATCTATAAACTCAATAATATCTTTTTTGTTCTCTGGCTTAGATGCTTGCTCAAACTGAATGCGTTTTGAGTAGAACTCTTTATAAAAATCTTCGTTACCTAGACTTATTGCTTTGATTGCATACTTAATTCTTTGTGGCTCAGGCATATCAACGATAAGACGAAGCTTCCCAAGCTCTCTTGCCTTATTTGCCAAGGCGAATGCCCCGTACG